TGAGACTGCAAGTATACTTATAGAAAAGTTTGGTAGAACTTTAATACCTTCAGATGAGCATATTCCAAAATTAATTATGAATGGTACATTGTCATCAGTAGGTTATACAGACAGCACAGAAAATCCACAGCCTTGTTGGCAACATTTTAGAAGTCAAGTAGCTTCTGATATTGAAGTCGGACAAGACAATGCTTTCCACGACTTTACAAATATACACTTTACTACAATTGGTACTGATAGACATAAACTCGTAGACTTAAATGATTCTGCTATTCATAATGGAATATACTTAAAAAATCTAGGTAATAACTTTGATTGGTTTAGTCCTATGACTCATCGCGATGGTGGTAAAAAAGTTTATTTACAAAAAGAATTTATTAATCAACTAGCTCCAACAGATTTAGTTTTCTTTACTGATGGATATGATTCTCTAATATGTGATGATAAAGAAACTATAGTAAATAGATTTTTAGAAATGAAAGCTGATGTAATCTTTTCAGGCGAAAATAGTTGTTGGCCAAATGCAGAATGGGCTGATAGATTTGATGAGACAAAACCTTTTCCATATTTAAATAGCGGTGGCTTTATTGGAAGAGCTGGTGTACTACAAGATATTATATCACATTATGATGAAAATGTACACGATGATGACCAAGCTTTTTACCAAGAACAATTCTTTAAAAACGAATGGGATATTATAATTGATAATACAGGTTATTTATTTCAAACAGCTGATAAAGATATAACTACTCTTGATAATCAATTATATAATCCAAATACTAATAGTTGCCCATTAGTTTATCATGCAAATGGCGATAATAATTTTAATTATTCAACATTGCAAGATGTAAAAGCTAAACTATTACCTTCAAGTTTTCCACAGTTATATTTACCCACAGGTAACGAATTTCAGATTTTAGATAAAGATATGTTATTAGTTAAATTTATGAACCAATCTCAATGTGAAAGATTAATTGAAATGGGTGATAAATTAAATACTTGGGAGCCAATGCCAGGTGATAAATTTCCAGCTCAAGAAATTAGAATGAAAGAATTAGGACTATTTGAAGAATTAGAATCACATTGGAAAAAACATTTATATCCTATCATTGAAAGATATTGGCATCCTATGGAAATGTATGGGTTAAGAGATGCTTTTATTATGAAGTATTCTGTAGATACACAAAAAGATTTACCATTGCATACTGATGCAAGTTTAGTTACTGGTTCAGTTAAATTAAATGAAGATTATGAAGGAGCCGATTTAATATTTCCTAGACAAGGTATTTCTAATAAAGAAATTCCACCAGGTTGGTGTATATTATTCCCTGGGGCCGTTACTCATGGTCATGAATGTACTGAATTATTAAAAGGAACTAAATATTCTCTTACAATGTGGTCTAGCAGATATACTGGTGATAAGTATTAGATAGTATCTAAAATCTTATAAATAGTTCTATAAATAAACTATTATTATCGAGGTATTAAATGGCAAAACCAAACAGCAGAACTACATTAATTGATTACTGCCTTAGAAATCTAGGTGCACCAGTAATTGAAATTAATGTTGATGAAGACCAAATCGATGATAGAGTAGACGAAGCTCTACAATTCTATCAGCACTACCATGCTGATGCTATTGAAAAGGTATTTTTAAAACACCAAGTAACACAAACAGATATTGATAATGGCTATATTGCTATTAATGATTTAGTTACTGATGTATTAAGAGTGTTACCAATCCGAGATACATATTCAGCTAATAATTTATTTGATATTAAATATCAGATGCATTTAAACGATATGTTTAGTTTAGGTTATATGGGTTCACTATTAGAATACTCAATGGCCCAGCAATATCTTTCAACACTAGATTTAGTTATTGATAATGACAATAAATTTATTTCTTTTGACAGACATAGAAATAGATTAAGAATTGATATGGCTTGGAGCGAAGAAGTTTCAGTAAATGATTATTTAGTAGTTGAATGTTATCGTATCATCGACCCAGACACATTTACAGATGTTTATAACGATTATTATTTAAAGAAATATCTAACTTCATTGTTAAAGAAACAATGGGGAACAAACCTTCTCAAATTTGAAGGAATGGTAATGCCAGGCGGAGTTACATTTAACGGAAGACAGTTATTTGACGATGCAATAGCAGAATTAGAAAAATTAGAAGAAGAAGTTAGATTGAATTGGGAACAACCAATCGACTTCTATACAGGATAAAATATGCCTAGGAATGTATATTTCTCTCAGGCAGTAAGGGCTGAACAAAATTTATACGAAGACCTTATTGTCGAGTCTCTTAAGATATATGGACAAGATGTCTATTATATTCCAAGAACTTTAGTAAATAGAGATACCATTTTAAATGAAGACCCTGCGTCTAGATTTGATGATGCTTATTTAATGGAAGCATATATCGAAAACGTTGATGGCTTTGAAGGAGACGGGGACTTATATTCTAAGTTTGGATTAGAGATTAGAGACGAAGCACAATTTGTTATCTCTAGAAAAGTTTGGAATCATGCAGTAGGTTTAAAAGAAGCTACGGACAAACCGTTGGAAGGTGATTTATTATTCCTACCAATGACTAACTCATTCTTTGAGATTTCATATGTAGAAGACGATTCACCATTCTTCCAGTTATCTAATTTACCAGTTTATAGATTAGCATGTACATTATTCGAGTTCTCAGATGAAGACTTTGATACCGGTGTTGCTGATATAGATAATAAAACTGTATCACAGGCATATCAAATTGCTATGAATATAACACTAGGTACTGGAGACCAACACTTTGTAGTTGGTGAAACAGTAACACAAGAACTAGAAACTGGCATTTCAATATTTGCTGAAGTGGCTTCTGTAACTAAGACATCTGGTAATTCTGGAAAAATTACAGTTGCTAATATCGGTGTAAGCGGTTCAGAAACTTATAGACAATTTGTAGCTTCAGCAACTAAGCCAATAGTTGGTTCTGAAAATAGTTACTCAAGTACAATTACAAAGGTATATGATATAGGCGATAACGATGACGATAATGTATTCCCATCTGACGGTGGAGCTGATAACGTAGCGTTTGAGCACGTAGCAGATAATTTTATAGACTTTACTGAATCTAATCCGTTCGGTGACCCATCGGAGAGTTACTAATGTTTGGAGGTCATTTTTACCACGCAACAACCAGAAAGGCAGTAGCTGTTTTTGGTACACTGTTTAATAACATAAGTGTAATCAGAAAAGATGGCAGTGGCGGTATACTTAATCAAGTAAAAGTACCATTAGCATACGGACCTAAACAAAAGTTTTTAGCTAGGTTAGACCAAGAGGCTGGCTTTGAAGCACCGTTAGCAATTAAACTACCAAGATTGGCTTTTGAAATTACTGGTGTAGAAAAAGATACTAACCAATCATTAGGTAAACTAAAAAAAATAGTAGAAGCACATGGTAGTGATGTTACAAAAAGAAAGACAATAAAAAACTATGCTTCATACAATATAACAATGTCATTATATGCAATGGTTAAAAACCAAGATGATGGCTTACAAATTATAGAACAAATCATTCCATATTTCCAACCAGATTATACAGTTACTATTAAACCTGTTGATGGTTTCGATATGAAACAAGATGTCCCAGTTATTTTAGACAGTGTAACAATTCAAGATGATTATGAATCTGACTTTGTTACAAGAAGAGTATTAATCTATCAAATGGATTTTACTATGAAAATGAAATTCTATGGACCTACAGGAGATGTTGGTTTAATTAGAGAAATTAATGTTGATTTGGAAAAGTTTGGAACTAGCAATAATACAAACATATTTGAGGAGATGGATTTTACAGTTGGTAATACTGATACGGCAGAAAGTTATACCGTAACAACTACAATTGATAATAATCCTTATGATGATTAATGGAAAAACTAAATAAGTTAAAAAATTCTTTAGAAAAGAATTTGCCAGTGAAAAAACAAAAAGATTATGTCGATAAAAAAGACATAAAAGACGATTATGAATTTTCAAGGTCAACATATAAAGACTTAATAAGAACTGGTGTACAATCTCTTGATGCACTATCACAACTTGCCAGAGAAGCGGAAAGTCCAAGGGCATTCGAAGTTTTATCTAAATCTATAAAAGACATTGGTGATACAACTGAAAAGTTGATGGCTTTACAAAAAGCTAAAAAAGAATTAAATAAAGAAGATGATGACAAGAAAAAACAAGAACAGAGGTTAACTCAAAATAATGTTTTTGTTGGTAGCACAACTGAGCTACAAAGAGCTTTATTAGATACAAATAAGGATAATGTAATAATCGATGCAGAGGATAAAGAATAGCGAATTTGGTTACTTAGGTAATCCATCTGTCAAAAGAGACGGAGTCGAAACATCTTTTACAAAAGATGAAGTACAAGAATATGCTAAATGTATGCAAAACCCTGCATATTTTGCTAGGACTTATGTAAAAGTTATTTCTCTTGATGAAGGTTTAGTACCATTTAATTTATATCCTTATCAAGAGAAAATGTTTAATCAATTTAAAGATGAGAGATTTAATATTGTTCTTGCATGTCGTCAGTCTGGAAAATCTATTTCATCAGTTGTATTTCTATTATGGTATGCAATATTTCACCCAGAAAAAACTATTGCTATATTAGCTAACAAAGGCGCAGTGGCAAGAGAAATGTTGGCCAGGATTACTTTGGCTTTAGAAAATTTACCATTCTTTTTACAGCCAGGAACAAAAGCATTAAATAAAGGTTCACTTGAATTTAGCAATAACTCTAAGATTATAGCAGCAGCTACATCTGGTAGTTCTATTAGGGGTTTATCTATTAACTTACTATTTCTCGATGAGTTTGCCTTTGTAGAAAAAGATGCACAGTTCTTTACATCAACTTATCCGGTGGTTTCATCTGGTAGCGATTCAAAGGTTATTATTACATCTACTGCAAATGGTGTAGGTAATGTGTATCATAAACTATGGGAAGGTGCTGCTCAAGGTACAAATGAATTTAAACCTTTAAGAGTTGATTGGTGGGATGTACCTGGAAGAGATGAAAAGTGGAAAGAAACTACAATAGCTAACACATCAGAATTACAATTTGACCAAGAGTTTGGTAATACATTCCATGGCAGAGGTAATACGCTAATTGATGCTAATCATTTAATGAGACAAAAATCTAAAGACCCATTATACTATAAAGAAAATGTTTGGATATATTCAGAGCCTGAACCAGACCACGAATATGTAATGACGGTTGATGTATCTAAGGGTAGAAATCAAGACTACAGTACATTTACTATTATAGATGTAACAACAAATCCATTTAGTCAAGTAGCTACGTTTAGAGATAATACTTTATCACCAATATTATTTCCAGATATTATATACAAATATGCAAAAACTTTTAATGATGCTTATGTAGTAATTGAAAGTAATGATGCAGGAGCTGTTGTATGTAATGGTTTATATTATGATTTAGAATATGAAAATATGTTTGTAGAATCAAGTATTAAAGCAAATGCTTTAGGTTGTACAATGACAAAGAGAGTTAAAAGAATTGGTTGTTCAAATATAAAAGATTTAATTGAGACAAAAAGACTAGATATACACGATGCTAATACAATTGTAGAATTAAGTACTTTTGTAATGAAAGGCAATTCATATCAAGCATCACCACCTAATCACGATGATTTAATGATGAACTTAGTTTTATTTGCGTGGTTTACATCAACCGATATATTTGAAAATTTATCTAATATTGATATGAAAGATTTATTATTTAGAGAAAAGTTAGCAGCTATTCAAGATGATATGCTGCCGTTTGGTTATATAGATGATGGTAATCCAAGCAGTATAAATAAAGGTATAAAAGATGAAGATGGAAACATCTGGTTCGAACAAGAGTGGAAACAAAATTTCTAATGGAAAACTTTAACGATTATTTTACAGTAAAAGAACAGACAGAGGATATACCTATACAGGATATGCAAATTGTCATATTAGGTTATGGCGATGCTGATGGTACTTTTGCTAATTTACTTAAAAAAGTTGCAAAGAAAAAGAATATTTTCTGCGAACTTATTGATGTCGATGAAGCCTTTATTGCAGATTCTGATGTTGAAATTGGTAAGGTAACTATTCAGAACTATGATGGAGAAGATAATTCATTAGATATAGAAACAAGTAATACACTTATTTTCGTACGAGGTGGAGCTGTGGAAAGTTTAACTTCACAATCACTAGTATCATCTTTACAAACAATCGGCTTTTTCTTAGTGAATGATTTAGAAGCTATGATGTTATGTAGTAACAAGATGTCAAATGCTATTGCACTAGAAAGAAATAATATAAACATACCAAAAACATCTATTGTAAATAATGTTAAATCAATCGAAGATGCTCATAGAAGAATTGGTGGTAAATTTCCAGTAATTATTAAAACACTAACTGGTACTCAAGGCGTTGGTGTATCTAAAGTAAATGATATGAGTTCATTAGTTTCGGTATGTCAATCATTATGGAAATACGATGCGTCTATTTTATTACAAGAATTTTTAGATGTAAGCTCTGATGTTCGTACATTATTAGTAAATAATAAAATTATTGGTGCTGCTGAAAGAATAAGACAACGAGAAAATAAAGATTTTAGAAATAATGTTCATTTAGGGGCAGATACAAAGCCATATAAATTGTCAGAAGAAGAAAAAGAATTAGTTATAAAGGCTGCAAGAAGTAGTGGAGCTTCATATTGTGGTGTTGACCATTGTGTATATAAAGGAAAAGCTTATATATTAGAAGTAAACGGTTCACCAGGTATTCGTTCACACTTTATGGGTTATGATTATAAAACACAAAAACCTACTAGGAAGATTTCTGATGAAGAAACAATAGAGAGTATATT